AAAAATCAAAACCTATAAGTCAGAGGTAGATGCTTTGATTGCGTTTGTGTCGTAATATGGCAGCTAACTAGTAAATTTGCGTAATTGACATTTGTCTAATTCCTTATTATGACTGAATTACAGAAGGAAAATGTTGCTAAATTAATCAAAGAAGATTTAAATAAAAGATAGACAAATGTCTAGTATTTAAATTTTTTCTAAATTATTCATAATCTTGATATTCATATCAGCATCATGATTATCTGGTCCACAGAATTTGTCAAAATTGTCAACTATTTCTTTAGATTTTGATTTAAGCAAATTCTTAGCATCACTCATACCTTTTTCTTCCATACTTTTAATTATTTCTTCTGTTTTAAATTCATTACTAAGCGTTGTTTTAATCTTATTTACAATCTTATCATCATTTATATACTTGTGAGCTAATTCGTTGTTTAAACCGCTTAATTTAACACCTAATAACAAAGATAAACCCAATATAACTTCTCGGTCAGATTCTTTTAAAATCTTCCTTGTTTTGGATTCATTAAGCATGACCATATTTAGCTGTTTTTCAGTTAATTTAACTCTCATTTTTCTTTTTATTATAAATATTACTAAAAACTAAAAAGCCCCTTTAAAAGGGGCCTTTTATATTTTATTTTTAAAGATTAGATGTTATCAAATGAAGCACCAGTATTCATGATGACAAATTCAACTTGGATAAATTCTAAAGCCTTAGTTGGTTTTAAGAAAATTTGACCAGTTAATTGATTTCTGTCGATATCCTCTGGGTCATTAGAAAGAACAACACGGAAATCAGTTAAACCTCTCTCGCTTCTGATATTATCCAATATTGGATTAACAAGACTTAAGAATTGGTTTCTTACAACCGAATCGTTTTGTTCAAACAACAATCTGATAGATACAGCAGAAATAAGTTTTCTAGCTTGTAATAACAATCTTCTAACATTAATTCTATCAAGAGCTGATTCTTTAACTTGAAGTGTTTTATTACCCCAAATTTTAATACCATCTGATGTAAATGTTGCAATAGGGTTAATTCTATTTTCATATAAATTATCTCTATCTGAAAGAGTTAATTTTTTACGAGCTTGAATAGCATCAACATCACCACGATTAATACCAGCAACAGCAAACCAAGGGAATGCAATGTTATCAGTCAACGCAATATTTCTTACAACATCTCTAGTAGGTGGAACATAAATCAACACGTTGTTTTCTGCGTCATTGATTTGAACCCATGGCCAGTAAGTACATGAGTAGCTACTATCGAATTGACCATCTAATGTATCAACCACATCTTCAATTGATAATACCTCACCAGCTGAATCTGTATCTGGTGTTGTCATAATATAAAGCGAGTCAGCTCTATCATTTTCAATCATTTCGATTGTTGCTTCGATTAAGTTTGTGTTATCAAAATTATCGATACCTGGAGTTGCAAACACGTTAATGTTAACAGCTTCTGGGTTTTTGAATGTCCAAATAGCTTCTAAGAATGCGTAGTAATCTGAATTTATACCTAAGTCACCATTAGAAAGTGTTTTATTTTGGAAAGCTCCAGATGTTAAACCAGCAGCACCATAAGTACCATTGATTAAGTATCTGTCAGTGTTACTTCTTCTTGTTGTGTAGATATCCCAACCATCAAAACCACCAAATGGTGCAAAAGTAAATTTACGAGCATATAATTTCTCATATGGGCCGTTTAATAAACTTTGTTCAGTTGTAAATACAGCATCACCAGTATCAAACATAAATATTGGAGAATATGTACCACCACTAGAATTAATAACCACTGTTACGTTATCAATAGTCGCAGCTGAAGCATTGATATCCATGTGGAAACCATGTGTTAAACCAGTCCATTGATTTGGTGATGTAGTTGTTGGTGTTCCTTTATAATCAAAGAAATCTGAATCAATTCCTACGGTTTCAGACAAACCTAAGAAATACTTACGTTTATTTTCGAATTGACCATAAGATTTTTTGTATGTGATTGTTGGATTTTCAACAGTTGAATTTCCGTTAGCTTGATAATCACGAATTGGATAACCAATAAAACCAGCTGGGAATGCCTCACTAGTATCAGATGTATCATCTAATTCAACTAAAACATAAAGTGATTTAGATGCATAATTACCATCTAATGTACCAATTCTTCTACCAATAAAGTTAGCTGAAGAAGGGTCCATATTACAACGAGAAAAAGATTCAAGAACTACTGGTTGTGCATCAGTATCGTAAAAACCTCTAATTCTAACATCAAATTCTTTTGTATCTGGTTTAATGTTAATAATAGAAATTTTAAATTGTTCATTTGCAGCATTACCATCTGAAATAGTCCAGAATCTAAATAATCTTAATAACGAAGTTCCACGTAATTCAGATACAACATAAGGTGTAACCGCTGGTGTATATTCATTTAAGTAATCAGAAAATTTATCACCATAAGTAATTAAAGATTGTTTAATACCTCTAACTTTACCATCAGCATTCAATGCTTTAAATAAATTACCATATAATTCTTCAACAAATAACGCTGTATTACCATCATGTGCACCTCTACCCAATACTTTTGGTAAATAATTCTTTTGTGTTCTATCCATTGTTACTGGATAAACAAAAGCACCTTGTAATGATGAAAAACCACTTAAGGCAAAAACACCTACTGGGTTAGCTGTTGAGGCTGTATAAGACGAATCCATAACAACACCAGTTGACCCACTAACTTGGAATAAAGGTAATTGTGTAGCTGTATTAATACTAGCTCTTGAACGAAGCAAAGCAACTAATTTATTTTCAACATCTGAATAAGATGTACCAGAATAAAATGTTGTTGTACCAGTTGTTGTACCAGTTGTTGTACCAGTTCCACCAACTGTATAATTTGTAGCATTTATGTAAAGTGTCAATGAGGCACCACTAAAATTACTTCCAGTCTTTAAGAATGTTACTGAAATAGTTTCACTTGAACCAGTTGATGCAGAACCCAAATAAGCTAATTTTGTTCTTAATTCTGGACCAGCTACTGGGTCAGCTAATAATGTTGTTATAAATGAATTTGATGAAACAATGTTTGTTATTGTTCCAGCAGAAGTTCCTGTAAAACTAATCAAAGGACTAGAATTTGTAGGACCAGCAGTTGTCGCACTAGTTGAAGGGTCTATAGCGGCATCTAATCTAATACCCCAAGCTTGACCAGCATCATAACCAGAGAAACCAAGTACTCTAGTTACAAATAATTGATTAGATTGAGATAAGTATGATTTTGCGATATAAGGCAATTCATATTGTGGAACACCATTATCTATTATCTTAGTTGCGTTTAAACCACCAAAAAAAGATTGGAATTCACTATAATTATTGATAAATATTGGTTGAAACGCTGGACCTTTGGTTGTTTCACCAACTAAACCAAGTGTTGTAACACCTACTTGTCTTGTTACAAATGTTATATCTTTTTCTGAAGTGTATACACCAGGACTAACGAATACTTTTGTTGCCATATTTTATTTTTTATTTACTTTATTATTTACTTATAAATATTGGTATTTTATCAAAAGTAGCTATATATTAAAAGATATATCTAAAATAATTAAATATATGGTTCAAATAGAGGTAATTTTGCAACATACCATTAATTAAATAAAATAACTTTGGTTTAAAAAGTAATTAAAAAATTAATGTTCTCCACATTTCTTGACTACTATGTCTCATTATATATAAATATTTCAAACCATCAACTGTAGTTACAATATCCATTCTATTACCAATTGTGGGTGTACCATGCCCATATGGTGGTGTACCTAATGTTTCTACTTGTAAACTACTTAAATTAAGTCTAAATGTTCTTTGTGTTGTGGTTGCATCACCACGATGTATAACAATACCATTTGAACCATCATAAGCATACATTGTACCAGTTGAAAATATTTCGGTACGTGGTGTGATAGGTATAGCCAAATCCCAAATATTTTTTGTTATATCATATCTATCTAGTAAGTTAGACCCACCACCACGAGGTGCTATGATATATCTTCCTTTATTTTCCGTATTATTGTAAGCAAAAATTAAACCAATACCAGAACCCTTAGCTGGAACATCATAAATCACATAATTTGAAGTTGTATCTGGTGCGGTACCAAATACTCCAGATATTGTCAAAGCTGTTGCTGTGTTTGAAGTAATAAGACTTTCTTGACCAGCTCCAGTACCAGAAACTATACGAACACGTCTACCAGCAAATTGGTTAGTAGACCAAGCTTTGGTTGTATCAGTTAAAACAGCATTCGTAACATTTGTTACGGTTGTTAATAAACCATACGTATCCATTATCTTATATTGAGTAGTAATATCTGGTGTAAATGATTGTGATGCAAAAGTTAGTGTGTTATTGGTATTACTAATAATAGCTATTTCACTACCGACACCAGTACCAGAATTTATTCTAAATCTATAACCAGCCCATTGATTATTTATCCAGTTTTCTGAAGAGTCTATAAGTGTTGTAGTTGAACCACTAGTAGCATAACCATAAGCTAACCTAGTTGGTACCAAAGTTTGTCGTGCCCCACCAAATCCTTCTGGTTGTGATATTACATATCTAGAAGTACCATTAACCCCAGCCGTAATAGTTGCAACTGTAAGTGTGTTAGTGGTATTCGCTGTAATTCTTCTAATTTGAGATGTTGGTGATACACCAACGGTATTTAGTGTTACTATTTTACCAATATGTTCGTTAGCAACCCAGTTTTTAGAAGAATCAACAATAGTTGTTGTACCTTGTGATGTAGAAGCAACCATCGTTGCGGTTGCAGTTGTTGCAACATCAAAAGTATTAATTGCATCTACAGCTAAAATTTGATATGAAGCATTCCATGCTGCCTCATTACAACCACTAAAAGTAATTGTATCTCCAGAAATAAGATTATGGTTTTGAACGGTTGTTATTCTACCTACTACACCAACAGATGAGATATTAACTGTTAAACCATTATTACCAGAACCATTTATAATAGTAGTTGATTTACCAGCACCTGTGGTATAATTCAAACCAGCCGAATATAATGTAACAGATGTTACTACACCAGAACCAGAAACAGCTGTTACTCTTCCTTTACCTACTGTACCACCAGCTGTTATATTAAAGGTATCACCAACCGCATAACCAGTACCACCAGCAGTAGGTGTTGAAGCCAAAGCTGTAATACCACCAGTATTTCTAACACCAGTACTTACAGCTAGAGGTTCTTGTCCAGAATAGTTAATAGAAATATTAATTGTTTGTCCATAGTCGATAACTGGACCTTGAGACCAATAATCGTAATTATAATTATATTTGTACATAGCGGCACTAGCATTACCAACAAGATAAATTTCTTCAAAATTAGGCCATATTTCAAATATAGAAGTTGAATTTGGTTGAATACTCCATGGTTTAGCTACTTCAATAGTGTCTGTTGTATTACCAACAATACGTAATTCTTGACCAGCTCCAGTCCCACTAGTTATCTTAACAATTTTGTTGGTTAAATCATCTACAGTATATGTAATACCAGTTACAGAAATAGTTCTACTAGTTGCTGAAAACACAGTATTGGCAGAATACGTCACACCACCAGATTCGTCAATAGCATCAATTGCAAAATCAGTACCAAACGCAGCTAGTAATAAACCACCCAAAGCAGTTCTAGTAGTCCATGAATCCGAAAGAACATCATAAAATTGCATGTTACTCCAAGGCGCACCAGCACTAGATGTAAAAAACATAAGACCACCACTTTTAATAATAAAAGATGAAGTTTGGTTTGGTGTTACCGTAAAAGGTGTGTCTAAAGAAACCACGGTAGATTCAATGTAAAATGTAGCTTGAGAACCAGCAGTTGTAACTGGTGCAGCGTATGGTGTTTGAATATTAAAACCAGTGTTGTTTGCTGGGTCTAATTGCTGATAGTTGGTGTCTGAAAAAGTTAATGTTGTTTCATTATTATATAATACTTTTCTTATTTGTGAAGCACCAGTGTTATAAACTAAACGAACAGAATATCCAACCCATTGATTAATATCCCATCTTTTAGTTGTATCACCAATAGCAGTTGCAGATGCGGTTGTTTGTCCAATACCTTGGTCCCAAATAGTATTTGCTGTTGATGCGGTTATAGTACCTTTATAACCAGCACCAGCACCATTAGTTATTTCTAATATATAACCATCAAATATATTACCATCTAAACTAGGAATTTGAATTGATGATGATGATGGTGTGCTTAATACATTTCCTTCATAACCCCTATTTTCCAAATATGTAACTGAAGCGGTTGTAACTGGTGTTACTGGTGGTGTTTGCAGTTGTTGATATGTATCCATTTTTGTGTCATATCTAAAAAAAGTTGCACCTAAATGATATATATATCTAGAATTTGTCGAACTTTTAACACTACACATTGTTGATAATGCTGAGTTTGTTATTGGTGAAAATCTAGTCCACTCCCATACTGGTAAGTCTACTTGTGATACTAAGCTATTTGTAACTGGCATATTTTTTTTTTATATTTTTTATTATGTTGAAAAAATTAAATTAGGTCTAACACCTGTTGCGTATGCTATTCTAGCAGATTCCATGAATTGGAATCTAGGGTCAATACCACCCAAACCAGCAATATTTGTAATACTACCAACAGTACCAACATTAGCATTTAAGTTGGCAGCCGTTGCTTGTGTTACAGTAGCATTTAAGTTGGCAGCCGTTGCTTGAGCTACTGTAACTGAAGCTGTTGTGTTTGCAGAATCTAGACTTATTCTTTGTCTATTCTGCGAATCAACCGTTGCTATAGAATCAAGTAGTTTTACCATTCTTCTTAGCAGTTGTACTGTTTCATCAGTTGATGGATTTATTGTTGTTCCACTAGCATCTAAAATGTATTGTGAGTCTGATTGTGGTATGTATGACATAATTTTTTATTTATAAATATATGGTTATAATGAAATTTGTAAATTAAATTAAATACCAATTATTATTATATGATTGAAAATCCAACGAAACGTTTTTCCTTTCAACAATTACAGATGTGTCACCATCAATTAACTGCCCACTATAAGGTAATATAGTTTCAACACCTGTGTTTATATTTTTTATCGTTATAAGTCTACCATCACCAGTTATTTGTGGTAATGTTATTGTTATAGCACTTACTGAATCAACTATAACTGTTTGGTTATCATTGGTTAATATAGTATTACCAGAAACACTTATAAAACTTTGCGCTGTTGCTGGTAAATTTAAATAAGTTGTTGCACTTATCGTATTTGCTGATAATCCATTTGTAAATTGGGTTGCTCCGCTAACTGTACCACCAGTAAATGTCGAACCACCAGATGTACTAGCACTTACAACAAAACCATTAATGTCAATACCTAAACCCCTTACAGCTGAAGTTAATGGAAAACTTTTTATATTTAAATTATCAACATAAGTCGTGTTTGCAGACGTACCAGTTATAAAACTACCTAATACTATTGTTGCATTTTGTAAAGCAACAGAAGACTCTCCATGAACAAAACTACTTGTACCACTAGCTATTGAATTATAACCACCAGCATGGCTATTATCACCAATTGCTCTTGTAGCAAAACCCTCAGCATGACTAGTATCACCACCAGCTGTTGTAGCAAACCCCTCAGCATGACTATAATTACCTAAAGCTGTTGTACTTTGACCTTCAGCATGACTAGCTTGGCCATAAGCTCTTGTAAAATAACCTTCAGCATGACTTATATACCCAAAAGCTCTTGTAAAATAACCTTCAGCATGACTAGTATTACCAATAGCTGTTGTACCAGCACCCTCAGCATGACTATAATCACCACCAGCTGTAGTAGCTACACCTTCAGCATGACTTGATGCACCACCAGCAATTGTACTAGAACCCTCAGCATGACTACTTGTACCACTGGCTATTGTATTATTACCTTCTGCATGACTACCTTGGCCACTAGCAGTTGTATTAACACCTTCAGCATGTGAGTAAGTACCACCAGCTATTGTAGCAATACCTTCGGCATGACTATAATTACCACTTGCTGTTGTACTACTACCTTCAGCGTGACTTACATAACCACCAGCAATTGTAACAATACCTTCAGCATGACTAAACTGACCACTTGCGGTGGTAATAGAGCCTTCAGCATGACTTGCTTCCCCACTAGCTGTTGTTTGATAACCCTCAGCAAATGAACTAGCACCAAAAGCCTTAACACCATTACCAATAGCAAATGCTGGTTCTGGTACTAAAATATTTACATTTTCAAAAGTATTGCCACTTATCATATCATAATCGGTGGAAGCAATACTAGAATCAACAATATAAGTTAAGCCAGAATCTTCGTATATATCCGTATATGAATTACAATCAATAGATTGTGATGATAAACCACTATAAATGGTAAATAAAGAACAAAAATCATTATAATAACCCAACCATTCAGCATCAACCTTACCATTTAATATCACTGCTGGTCTTCCATAAGTTGGGTCTGATAATGTTATGGTAATTGCAGAACTAATAGTTATAGGTGAAGCACTTGTGGTTATACTAGAACCACTTGCTATTGAATTAACACCTGTAGCAAAACTATATGTGGTATAAGCATTTGTATTATATCCACCAGCATGGCTATTATCACCACTAGCGGTTGTTAATTGACCTTCAGCATGACTATATGCACCACTGGCTATTGTTCCACTACCTTCAGCATGACTAAAATCACCACTAGCTATTGTAGTATTGCCTTCAGCATGTGAGTAAGCTCCACTTGCTGTTGTAAAACCACCTTCAGAGTGTGTACTAAAACCATTACTTAACGTATAATAACCTTCAGCGTGACTAGCTTGACCACTGGCTATAGTATTTTGTCCTTCAGCATGACTTCCATCACCAGCAGCGAGTGTGCCAACACCTTCAGCGTGAGCATGTGGTCCATTAGATGTTGTATTTTCTCCTTCAGAATGGCTATAATTACCACTGGCTGTTGTTAAATAACCTTCAGAATGACTATAATCACCACTAGCTGTTGTTCCGCTACCAACCGCCAATGAATAAACACCACTAGCGATATTATCACCACCTAATTGAGCAACAGAATATGTGTTTGTCCCAGCAGTCCATAAAAGTGTTGTGCCAGTTGTCGGAAAATCATTTAATGTGAATGTTCCACCAGTGTTATTGGTAAATGTGGCAATACCATTGTTATTATTAAAAGTACCACCAGTAACTCTTATATCTAATGGTAAATTCTGATATGTTGTTGCTGATATTGTAGTAGCCGAAACAGTATTAAACTTTGAACTACCATCAGCACTTATAAATCCAGTTTCAACTCCAGAATTATTTTCAATTATAATATTTTTATCAGTATCATTACCAGTTCCACCTTTAAATTGCACACCATTTAGAGTTGAATTAGTAACTATTTCTGGATTTACAGAGTTATCATATGCTTGTTGTAATGTTGTTGTTGAAATACCAGCTGTGCCACCTAATATCTCACCAAATTTTGAAACAAAGGTAAATACCGCATCATCAGTATTACTTAAATCTCCCGTGCCATCCTTTACTGTTAATAAACCAATAAGTGTACAATCAATTGAATTATCTGGGTTAACAACAAAAGTTTCACTTGGTATTGCGGCAATTGCTTTTGCTAATGTTGAGTAATAATTTTGACCATATTGTAACCTAATAACACCACTTTGGGACATATAAATCCTTTGTGTTGTATAGCTACCAGAACCAGGTACATTTGTCTTAACACCACCCACATCATAATTTAATGTATCAACGGTTGTGGTTGTCGCTGTAAATGTTCCACCTGTTTGTGTTGTATAATAAAAAGAAGCTGGAAGATATGCTGGAACGGTTATCGCATTAGGGTTTAATTCATTTGTTGGAAAACCTATACCATTACCCCAAAAAGTACCAGATGAAGTTTTAAATGTTAAAGTAGCACCATTAGGACTTGGTACCACACCTTCATTAATAATTTTTATAGGTACCCATAAGTCACGAAGCGATGATAATGGTGAAACATCATAATCAACACTTTGTTCAACATTAAGTATTGTTGTTTTATTCGGGTGAACAACTCTACCCAAAAATATGTTCTCTCTCCTTTCAATTGGTGATGGAAATGAATTTGTTTGATATAGTGTTCCACCACTATTAACCAATAAATAAGTATCATCGGAACTAGTTAAGCCCGTAACAGCTATATTTGTACCACCACTATAATATATGTTTAAAACCAATGGATTTGTTGCGTATGTTGGACCTGTATTATATACAATCCACCCCCTCATTGGTGATACATTTATGGTTGTTGTTGAAGCGGTTGTTGCCCCAGTATAAAAATAAGCACCTGTTGAAATAGTGTTACCCAATAACACATTAATCTCTTGTTGAGTTAAACTCTGTAATGGATTTTCGTTTGTGATTACAACAAGTATTTTACCAGTTGTTGCATTTGACTCCAAACAATAACCTACTGTTGAGATTCTTGATGTAAATGCTATATTATTTGGGTCGTTGGTTAAAGCTCCATCGATAGTATCAGATAAGAATACTTCTTGACCTACAGTAAATGCCGTTGTATTTAAATCTCTAACAACACCAAAATTAGTCATAAAACCATATTGACCACTTGGTATATCATGTGTTGCAACACCAGAACTCTGCGCTAAACTATCAGTAAACGTTAAACCTAATTTAGATGCGTTAGCCAACGCAACAGTTGGAACACCACTAGTTGCACCAGTTATATGTAAAACCTGTCCGTTAAGTATTGTTGTGGGTAAAGCATTATAAACCCTAATCAATGATTCTTGACCTAAATTGACTGTAACGTCATTTTGATTTGTTATTGGTTTATATGATAAAGCATTTTCATTAGAATCAAAAAATAAAGTACCACCAGTTGGGTTTGGAATTGTAGGAGTTATATCAAAATCTATATAATTTACTGTTAAACCACTATTAAAAATAGTATTACCACTAACAGTACCACCAGATAGTGGTAAATAATCACCACTAATTGTACCACTACTACTAAAACCACTAACTGAAAATGTCCCACCAGTATTATTAGTAAATATAGCTGTACCAGATGAATATGTACCACCAGTTACTCTTACATCAAGAGGTAAATTCTGATATGTTGTAGCCGATAAAATATTAGAAGATATTGTACCATTTGAAGTCAGTCCAGTAACAGAATTAATGCTTGCATTAAATGTACCACCAGTTGAATCTGTTATAACAAAATTGTTATTGTTATAAGTAAAATTAGTAATACTTGTGTCTGTCATACCAGAACTAAAACCACTCACACTAAATGTACCACCAGTATTATTCGTAAAAGTAACAACACCCGTATTTATATTATATGAACCACCTGTTATAGTAACATCTGAAGACAAAATTCCCAAGTTAACACCAAAAGTTTGACCATCATTTCTACTCATGGTTAATTCATAATTACTATTATTTAATGTAACACCAGTTGTGTATACATCTAATGGTAAATTCTGATATGTTGTTGCTGATATTGTTGTAGCAGTTAAACCACTTACACTACCACCACTAAATGGTGTTGTAAAACCTGTTATAGTAAATGTACCACCAGTATTATTTCTAAATGTGGTAACACCGTTAGAATATGTACCACCTGTTACAAATACATCAAAAGATGTTGGTGGAATAAGCGTAGTTAAATCTAAAGTATAAGCCGATAAAGCATCATTTCTATTAAAATATGCGACATTACCGACTAATGTAGCACCAGTAGTGTAATAATTATTAATACCACTTATATTAACGGATGAATTATTACCTTTTTTTAAAGATAAAACACCAGAGTTTGAATTATAAGTACCCCCAGTTATTTCAGTTAATTGAATTATATTAAATAAATTAGTACCACCACTAAGATATGTACTTGCGTTGATTGTATTTGCGCTTAAATTATCATTGGTATATAAATCACCATTGAAATAAATTGCACCTGTACCTAATCTGATGAATGTATCACCAGTACAAGAAAAAAATTCATTTGAATATAATGCCGTACAAGCACTAATAATTGGTGTGTCATCACCAACTCCTTCAATTATAAATGTTTCGTTTATATTATATACACTATCGTTCATTATATTGTGTTACCTATTAATGTAAATTTACCTAAAGTTAAAGAATTTTTATAAACTTTAACTTCAACATCATCATTAGCACTTAACACTAATGATGATGTTAAAACCGTACCGTCAAAAATTGACGTTCCGTTTCTTTTTATTATTATTCTACTTATGTTCTCCACATTCACTAATTGATTAAAAATAATATTATATTTGGCCCTAAAACTAAAAGTTAAACTAGATTTAGGTTTCCAAACAAAAACATAATTAACAACATTACCGTTTTTAATTGGTTCAAAAATAACGTCATTAATAATTCTTTTTTCATCAATTTCAAATGTGGCCAAAGTTCTATTAATTGTTGGCATAACTTCAAAATCTTCTTCATCTAATAAATAACCTAACATTTTTATTTCGTAATTTTGAACATAAAATCTTTTGGTTTCAAAATTTTCAATATTACTTTCATCACCAATACTTTCTAAATGTAATGGTATTGGGTGTCCATTGGCTGTGATATAACATTGTCTAGATTGAAAAGCTCTTTGTATTTTTCTATTAAATCTGTTCAAATCTTTCATTCTACCAGTAAATAATCTAACTTCATAAGTTATATCAATTGAAGTTGGTTGTGGAATCTTATATAAATCAACACCCATTCTTTTACCATCAAATGTTGGATTTTTAATGTAAGTATAGGTTTGTCTACCTGGAATGTTCCATAAACCAGTTTGGTTTTGACCTTGTTGAATATCTGGTTTTCTTACAATAGTTATGAATGGCATTTGAATATCCTTAAATTCATCGGTAAACTTCCACGTTTTAGTAAACTCACTCCATCTTTGAATTGTTAAAAGTATAACAGGAACAGCTTTACCACCCAAAGAAAGACTCATCCTTTCATCAGATTTAAAAAAATTGATAAAAGCTTTATCCATATCTTCTTCTAATAGTCCTTTAGGTAAAAGAGTTCCTTTTTTAGCTATTTCATCTAAAAGTGCTTGTCTTTGTTCTGGACCTATTTTTTGGTCAAAAATATTTATGTTATTCTTAAAATTTTTTAGTCTAGCCATTATATTGAATTAAATTCATCTTTATCAACTGGTGCACAAACAATTGTTCTAAACGCACTTTTATAACCCATTATAGTGTGTTTATTATCGAAATTTTTAACACCATCATTTACCACACTAAAAAATCTAACATTATTTTCACTTATTGGATATCCGATATAATCACCATAACTAATCGATGTTTTCAATTCTGTTAATTGTGCATCGTATATGCCGAAAGTGAAATTACCGTCTTGTAAAAACCTCAAACTACCACTATTTTGATTATACGTTTTATTTTCTGGTTCTTCTAAAATTGGAACCACCTTTAATTCAACTGGTGGGAAATATCTAATACCATCTCTTTCAGCCTCACCATAAACCTCATCATATTGTGTTTTATCCCTATCAACTCGATAAAGAATTACTGTAAAATTTCCATCACCTTCAACGGATTCACGCCCCATACTTATTTCTAAATTAAAGTCCTCTTCTGAAAAAAATTTGTTAATTCTCGTAATAGGTGTCAATTTTTTATTTTCCATGGCTTTTAGTTATAAATATTTACGTTTTTAATATTATCAAAAAGAATTGATTTTTTATTAAAATTCATTATATTTAACTAAATTATTATTATGATAAATCTAAACGACATAAAATCTAGGTCTGTGAAACCTTTATTGGAATCATATAAGGGTATAAATCCTTACCTAATTAAATTGGCGAAACAAATAAAAAACA